AGGTGGCGTGGATCCCCTGGTCCTCAGACACGTGAAGGGCTCCAGAGGGCTGGGTGCCCTGGTACTTGTTGGAGCTCACGCCGAGGAGCACACCCAGGAAGGTGTCGACAGCCGCGATAGTACCAGCAACCTCCGTAGGAGCGGGGAGGTGCCAGAGCGCGGCGAGGGTGACGTAGAGAGCACTGGTAGCGGGAAGGCAGACCAGCGCAACCCACTTCAGGATGTCATACGTCTTGTTGTGCATCGATTCTCCTTGCTTGAGATGCTTAGCCATTTTCTTTCTTCCTCCTAGCGGGAGGTCTTGGGGTAGGGACCACGGGGAGCCGTTTAACTTCGTCGACGATTCTCTCGGCAAGACCATTACCACCGAATTCCAAGTAGGGATCAACGAGGTACTTCATGAAGTCCTCGTACTCGTCAAGGGTGAGGAACCCTCTGTGGATATAGGTCTTTCCGACATAGACGATACGGTCGTGTGCCATCCCCAGGAGCAGACGGGTGTTTGCCGAACTCTTCTCTCGCCGCTTCTGAAGGTATGCCCAGAACCCAGTTGAGCTGAATATACCTAGGAATACGGCGACAGTGAGATCCAAGAATGGACTGAAACCGAAGTGCGTCATTTTAACCGATCAAGAAATATGGGCGAATACCGAATCCATAATTAATAGGGGCGGTCGAGACCTCACCGTTGTTCTTGAGATATACGGCGGTACTCTGGTGGGAACGATCACGAAGCCAGTACTCATAACCCGGGAAGATCATGGTGTGATTCTTCTCGAATGCTGAGAGCTGGCCAAGGTTGAGAGCGTTACCCTCGGGACCAGCACCCATCAGTCGACGGCCGAACACCATGGTCTCGTCAAGGAGCATGGCGTATGAGCTGTACCAGGTGTACGAGATAACCGTTCCTTCAGTGCGGATACCCTGAGAGACTCGAGTCCAGCCCTTCATGAGGTTGTCTCCGAATACAGACCGGGCCATTCGCTCAGCCTGAGCAAGCCCAGACTTATTGATCGTGTGATCCAGGTAGGATCCGGTAAAGGGGTTAGTATCATGAAGAGGCGCACTGTAGAGTGCCTTGTCAGGGACAACCACCACATGGTGCTGCTGGATGGGAGTACCGCCAACACCGTAGAAGTAGTTGAATGCGGCAATACGCCAGTTGACACCAGCGTAGGTCCAATAGTCACCAAGGTACATACCGCTGAACGTACCATTACGAATGCTCGACATGTAGTTTGAGACACTCGTACCGAGAGAGGCGCCACGATACATAGAGTTGTGCTGAGCGAAGTGGCTGATATTAGCCATATCGTACATAGTCGACGAGACACTAAGCTTCGACGACACGTTGGTGACACTGGACTCAATCTGACCGGCCCGGTTCTCAAGCTGAGAGATCTTAGTGTTCTGAGAGTTATCGCTAGCCTTGAGGTTGGCCACATCCGTCGAGGTGTTTCCACCCGCATTCTGAAGAGCATCTCGAACAGTCTTGAACCAGTTGTCGAACTCGCCCTGGAGCTTGGCCTGGAGAGAGTTGAGGTTGATCGTGCTGACCGGTCCACTCACATAAGGAGTAAGGCTGGATCCCACGAAGTTCGTGATCGACTCAGCACCGATGGCTCGGGCGTTCTTCACGACTCGAATGTTCGCGAGGATCATGTACTTCTTCTCCCCGTCGCTCGGGATGAGCGGGGGGTTCGGAGTAGCAGAGGCAGTACCCTTAATGATCTCAAGCTTAGCGCCTCGAACTGCCTTGGAAATATCGACCGACAGAACAACCGAGTCGATACGGTCTAGAGTAGCATTGGCCGCCTGGACAGCGAGAGTCTCATCTCCGGTATTCTCAACCCAGCGACGGTTGAGCCATGCCTTACCGGATCCGACGAAGATGTTCATGGTGTTCGCAACTGGGCGGACAAAGAATTTGTCTCCAACGTTCGGGAACACTCCGTCAGAGATGATTCCGTCGAACAGGGACCCGAACTGGTCCGCGTCGTATACCCGGTCACCATTCACCGAGTTGTAGAAGCCGCTATTAATGGGCATAGGTTAACCCCTTTCTCGAGGCTCGATAATCTCGCCCGGACCCTTACGAGCGAAGTCAATACGGAAGCTGTCGCCATTCCACTTGCCTCGAGAGGTCATGGAAATGGTGGGGACCTGAGAGAAGCCATCCGCAGACCAAGACTCTGTCATCTCGGTAAGCTGTGCCTCAATAGGTCTTGAGTTACGCCCGGTGGGTACATAGTAGAAAATATCCCCGACATCGAACCCGGTTCGGAACTGGACGTTCGAGAAGCTGTCGATCTTGCCCGAGACCATCTCCACCGGTGAGTACTTGGGGAACATGGCGTCCAAAACCCAGAATGGATACCAGATCTCACTCAGAGATCGGATATGCTGCTTCTGAAGTTCAGTAAGCTTGTTCCAGTCCTCAACCTTGTAAGGCTTGTGGACCTGGGTATTGTCCCACAAGACCTCACGTCGGTCAACGGGGTTCTCGGATCGAATCGTGTGCTCTCGAGTGTGTGTCGATCCATCCGCAACCCACTTGAGATCCACATCACCACTGTCCCAGATCTCGTAGATCGTGCTCTTTACGTCGACAATACTCTGGACAGACTCGAAGTCGCTGAAGTTGTCGTTCGCCTCAGACAGGGTGATTGTCTCGATGAGGTGCGGAGCCTTTAGGTAGGTGTGATATCCGCCCTGCTCGAGCTTGACCCTATAGAACATTGAGTAGCCGTTTGGCTTACAGGCTGAGATCACGTTCCGGAACATCTCTACCGCAGGGTTGCGATCATAGATGATCCACTTGCCGTCCTGGAGCTTGTTGCCCGTGTCGTTGACATAAGCCAGCTGAGTAACCTGGTCATTCCGGTGGAAGTGGAAGTTCGGAAGCTTGCGATTCGGCTCAGCATTGTCACCGAAGTGCCGATGTGCAATTCTCTCAGCGAATCCCTGAGCATCAAATCTACCCTGAGCATCAGGAATGACCCAGCTACGGTGAAGCTGAACTCGCCACTCGTATAGACTCTCAAGGGATCGCCCAGTGTACTTGTGGAGGTACACACGGTTATCGATCTGCTTGATATCTACAGTCTCGATGACCATGACGTACTCAGTATCATCCCTTGTTAGGAAGTTACCGAGTCCGTACTCGGGATACGAGGATGTAGAATATACCTGGAGCTCGAACTGTCCGTACTCGTAAGCGCGTTCAGTCCAGTTTAGTGAGATAAACGTGCTGGGAATCTCGCGCTTATCATCGAAGTTATCTTTTTTCGTGTAGAATAAGTGCATTAGATTCCTCGGTAAAGGCTTTCGTACTCGATAGACACACCAAGGTCCTCACTACCTCCAGAATACTGCAACGATAGAGTATTGATGCCAGGGTGCATCTTAATCCATTCACTCCCCGGAGCTAGAACACCAGTGATGAAAGAAGACCGACCACCTGCGTGGTGGACAATAGACTTCTTCCCCGGACGGGTATCCACCACCAGCTTCTCGCCAGCATAGAACTGCCCAGCTCTCGAGATAGACATAGTCTCGTCGAAGGTGGTATTTGAGATAATGAGGTTCCCTACTGTTCCGTAGAAAGTGAATGTGATAGTAACGCCCGCGGGGGCATCTCCATGATACCGGATGTCCTTACCCGTGGAGTTAGTCATGTCGCCGAAGATAAGCTTGTGGTTGCCCTCGGAGAAGAATGGGAACTCGAATTGTGGAACGGTGTCGTTGAACCCGACAACCTTCTGGATCTGAGAGGAAGAGGCCTTCCAATATGGGTCAAGCCCGATCAAGGATACCTGGACTTCCTGTCGCTCTGCGAAGATGTTCGGCTCGACAGATTCCACGATGAAGTCAGACTTAGCGCTGACCCAGTCGGTTATCACCTCGAGGGAGATGGTCTCTGATACTCCAAAGTACTTGTAGAGCTTCCTCCGGAGCTGCTGGATGTCCTCCCCCCAGGGGATCAGAGTCAGCACAACATTGCGTGTACCAACCCTGACCCCCTTGAGGAAAGCACCATCAATCAAGGCGTATCGATCCATACTTAGATCGGCCTTGACGGGTCCCAGACCAGTAATCTCCTTGATCGCGATCCCCGACGAGTAGGGGTCACGGATGTCGATAGTAAGTCGTTCCCCCGACTTAGTCGTGGACGAGATCTCTGAGATCATAGTGTCAACTTGTCCTTTGCCATTGCCAGCTGAGTGTTGGTGTTGCGGTAGATAGTAGCCGCATCCAGCGCCTCTGGCGAGTTGTTGGTCTGGTTGAACGTGATGTTTGTAACACCATTTTGACTCTTCGTATCCGAAGTGTCAACTGCGATCGGAGCAGGAGGACGAGCGCTGTTAGCAATACTCGCGGTGACTCCGACGGCGGGCATAAGTCCTCCGATACCTCCAGCCTGCTTCTTAAGCTCCTCAAGATCAAGAATGGGCTTGATCTCAGGCTGGAAGGACGGGTCTTCCTCGATGAGGTCATTGACTCCATCAAGGGCTTTATCCAAGGCATTGTACGCAGCCTTACCGAGACCGGTGCTGGCCTCAGCAATGTTCTGGTGCTCATCACGGATACCAATAGCGAGACCCTCACCCATGTATCCACCGATCTCCTTCATAACTCGAGAAGGTGAGTGAATACCGAGCGCGTTCTTCAGCTTACTGATACCATTCTTGGCACCCTGAACAAGCTGGGAACCGATCTTCCAGGCTTTACCCGCAAGACCACCAGTCACACCATCGATGATGGCCCAACCGATTTCTAGGCCAACCTGACGAAACTGAGCCGAGTACTTGGTAATCGCATCTCGGACACCTCGCAGGAGCTGGAGGACAGTCCAGAGACCCTTATCAATAATCTTGGGTCCGTTCCTAGCAATTCCGTCAAGGAAGTTGATGATGACGTTCGTAGCAGCGTCAATCACCTTACCGATATTATCAGCAATACCATTCAGGAAGTTCGCCAGGATCTCAGCACCCTTAGCGCCGAACTCGTAGGCGTGGTTCGAAAGCTCAGTTAGGAGGGCCTGGATCAGGATGAATAGTGCTGCAACAACACCTGGAATGTTCACGTTGATGGCGTAGATAAGTGCGCCAATAAGCTGACCCATAGCCACAGCAAGCTCCGGAGCCTTCGCCCCGAGGGTGATGATGAAGTTGGCTATAGCATTTGCCAAATCGATCGCCAGCTGGGGTAGAATGGCTCCAAGCTGCTTGAGTCCCTCAGTCAGGACCAGGAATGCTGCGGCACCAGTGGTGGCACAGATACCCAGAATAGCAGCGAATGCTGCCATACCAATCGAGATCGGGAGCAGCGCTAGACCGATAGCCAGAAGCGCAGCGGTCAACAGCACCAATCCAACAGCAACTGTCTGAGCAACAGCTGAGGCGATCAGCAGGATTGCAAACCCACCAGCCAGGGCTACAAGACCAATGGCCAGCTCGCCCCAGCTAATGGTCGACAGCTGCTTAAGAGCGCCCGCTAGAGCGACAAATGTCACTGAAGCAATACCAAGAGCAACCGCTCCATTCTTGAATGCACTGGCGGCAGCCATACCCGCAGCAAGAATCCCTAGACCAATTGCCAGGCTGATGAGCCCCTTGGCTAGCGTGGCTACATCCATACTACCAAGCACATATACCGCGCCGACTAGTGTGGTAACCGCAACGGCCATGGCTAGCATGGCGGCAGCACCTCGAGCGTTTGACCTACCGGCAATTACTAGAGCCGCAGATAGTGCTGCAATCATCACACCGAGAGCAAGTACGCCTTGAATGAGTTTACCTGTATCCATAGTTCCAAGCATCCAGATAGCAGATACTAGGATGTTACAGGATACGGCTAGGGACAGGAGTACCAGAGCACCCTTACCCATGTACGGGTTCTTACTGACCGTAGTCATGAACCCGGCAAGTGTCGCAACCAAGAAGTCCAGAGCAATTACTCCCTGAATAGCCTTCCCGGTATCCATGGACCCAAGCATATAGATTGCTCCGGCTAGGATGACGCAAGCTATAGAAAGGGCCAGGAGAATACTAGCTCCTCGCTCCACGCCCTTTAGATGGGTGGTCTTAATGAGGAACTGGCTTAATAGCTCAAGCAAGAACTTCATAGCAACCATGCCCACTACCGCGCCCTTTACGTCCATCCCCGATAGGATTCGAACGGCGGTGGCCATGAGAATCATAGCGGCACCAAGAGCAATAAGCATTGTCACAATCAGAAGGGTGCTCTTCTTGAAGGCGATCAGCTTGGTCAGCGTCTGCATCATATCTTCAATCAGGCTGAACAAGTATTTCATTGCGGCAAGAGTGATGAAAAGTTTCGGCGCAGGGACCAGTGACATCAGGATCAGAGCACCAGCAAGAACACCCAAAGCAATAGCGATCGTCAGGAGCGCCTTAGCCTTAACCTTCTGCTCGAACGCCTCAAGGACTCCTCCGAGTTTGTCAAAGACATTACCAAGCTTATCAGCAACGTCCCCGATCTTGTCGAAGTTCTTCTTGAAGGAATTGATCCATCGAGTGAAAGCAATAAGCACTCCGCCACCGATAGCTCCAACAAGAATCTTCCCCATGTCGTAAGACTTGAGGTTGTCGTTCGCGTTACCGAGGGCTTCGCCAACGGCACCGAATGCATTCTTAACCGCATCCTTGACCTTGGGGGCGAACGTCTCGGTGACGAAATCCTTGAACTCCTGGAACTTCTGCTTGATGGTGTCGAACAATTCAGGAAGGTGAACCGCTCGAGCGACCTGCTTAATGTCCTCGAACCACTTCTTGAGGAAGTTCTCCTTGGCTGCCTGACCGGTTTCCTTAGCCGCCTGAGCGGCCGCAGACCCTACGCCAGATACAGCGCTAGCCGCCTCTTTAGCCTTCTCCTTTACCTCGGAGTGACTGTTGACCCACTCCTGGAAAGCGAGGGCGACCTCCTTGATCTTTCCGCCAATATCGGAGAACGACTTACCAAGGTGGTCCCAAACACTGCTATTTTGAACAGCATTCCACGCTTCAACGATCGCGTCCTTGAGTTCAATGAGCTTTTCCTTCAGCCACTGAACCTTCTCAGAAATCTTGAGCTTTTGTCCGAGCTCGTCGAACTTCTGCCCGAGAGAAGCAATGATCGCCTCGGATGAGGTCATGCCGTTGAAGTCGAAGCCCTTGAAGTAGTCAGAGAGAGCCGACTTTCCAGAGAGAAGCTTAGCCTTAAGCTTGTCACCAACACTCTGTCCGAACTCGTGGAGCTTGGTCTTGGCGGTGTCGATACCACTCTTGATCGAGTCGATGGCAGCAGTGAATTCTCGACCAATAACAGAGTTCTTCAGTGCTTCCTTGATTAGTCCGAACTTAGAAGCGAGACCCTTAAGGCTGTTTCCAAGGTTAGTAACCTTAGATCCGAAGTCCAGCCAGATGATGAAGTTGTGAATACCATCGACAACCCACTTGATAGCTTTGCCGACCAGATCAATCGGTGGTAGAAGTAGCTTTAGCAACTTTCCACCGAGGTCTAGTTTGGTGAACCACTGGTCAAACCAGTAGATCGCCTTACCTAGAACCTTAGTGATCTGGAAGACACCAGAGTTAATACCCGTGAATGCCGGGAACAGTGCACTGATGATGTGTGAGGCAACCGTGAAGATTACCTGGGCAACCTCGCCGATGATGGTAGCGAAGATGTGGAATACTGAGAACAGCCCTGTAAAAGTCCATTCCAGCTTATCGGCAAAGTTATTAGTGATGATAAGCTTTGATGTGAAGTCAGCAAATGCTTTCGTGATTCGAACCAGACCCTCAGCAGAGGCATTCATGAATACCCTACGAAAGGCAGTACCGATCTGTCCAAGAACCTTGATGATGGCCTGGAAGATGTTTGCCAGACCCTGAACTAGTGCAGAACGACCGCCAAGATCCTTCCACATCTGAAGGAACCCATTTCGAGCGTCAGCGCTATCCTTGATTAGCGAACCAAGCCAGTCGCTGATAGCTGTGAATAGGTCTGTGGCTTCCTCGAAGTCACCAAATAGGATTTCGAAGGTCTCAGCCCATCCGGAACCGATGGCTTCCTTAGTGGTGTCAATCAGCTGACTGAAGGTACGAACCTTAGTGGCCGCGTCGAATGCACCCTGAGCGAACTGCTTCATCTTGTGGGCCTGCTCTTCCGAGTAGCCCATCTCAACCAGCTGAGCCTCGGACAGGTCGTTCGTGAGTGCGGTCAAGGTCTGGGTCATAACCTGAGCGGTCAACCAGTCTTCCTGGAGCGACTCTCGGAAGCTACCCTTCTTGGCAATAGCCTCGTCGACTCCGGTACCCATCATTCTAGCGGTCTCAATCAGGGCATTACGGAACGACTCACCGCCCATACCGGCATTCACCAGCGAGTTCCAGTCCTGAAGATGGACCACACCCGCCGAAATGGCCTGGGAAAGCTGGGTATATGCCGTCGACGCCTGCTGGGCCGTTGAACCCGAAGCAGCGGCGAGGTTGGACAGACCCTTGATAGAGGATACCGAGGTCTGCAGGTCGACACCAGCAGCAGTGAACAGACCGATGGCGTTCGTCATATCGCTGAAGCTATAGACGGTCTTGTCGGCGTAGGTGTTCAACTCAGCGAGGGAGGTCTTAACCTCGGCAAGGGAGGTTCCCTTCTCAGCGGTGTTGGCCATAATGGTCTGAATCGATCTCATTTTGAGCTCGTACTCATTAAAGCCATCTTTAATGGTCTGGACGAACCCGCTAATGATCGATCGACCAGCATTCAGAGCCGCAACACCGATTCCGCCAAACGCAGTGACAGCAAGCCCCTGCATAACGGTCATATTCTTGCCGATTTCGAGGGCCTTGGTCGCCAGGTCACCAAGCGTGGTGTTCTTAGCAATCTCGCCGACTCGTGCAAGACCATCTGCAGCCCCCTGCATCT